TATAAGTTAGATCATATTGCTTATGCCGTCCTTGGTGAAAAGAAAATTGATTACTCTGAATATGGTTCGCTGACTGGATTATGGGAAGAGAATCCTCAATTGTATCTTGACTATAATTTAAAAGATACTCAACTGATTGCTCGTCTCGAAGAAGAAACAGGATTACTTGCATTGGTATGTACAGTTGCCTATGATGGTGGTGTAAACTATAATGATGCATTTGGTACGGTAGGTATTTGGGAATCAACCATATATCGTAAACTAATGAAAGACAAAATCGTTCCACCACTTAAAGGTGGTCCAGGAATGAGAGCTGGTGATCTTGTAGGTGGATACGTTAAAGATCCTAAAGTTGGAATGCATCCTTGGGTTGTTTCTTTCGATCTTAACTCACTATATCCTCACTTGATGTTACAATATAATATGTCACCAGAAACATACATGCCTGATGATCGTGAATACGTAACTCAAGACATGGTACTCAAAGGTGAATATCAGAATGATCGTAACGGAGTATCAGTTGCTGCTAATGGTGTTTGCTTTTCTAATAAGAAGTTAGGAATCATTCCTGAAATCATTGACGAATACTATAATAACCGCTCTGTTATCAAAAAGCAGATGATCCTTGCTGAACAACAGTTTGAGGTCGAAAAAGATCCGCGAGAACTCACAAGGCTCAAGCGTGAGATTAACCAATTACATAACTCGCAAATGTCAATTAAGATTGCCATGAACAGTTTGTATGGTGCAACCGCTAACGTATATTTCTTATACTATATTAATGAAATGGCTGAGGCAATTACAACAAGCGGTCAGCTTAGTATTCGTTATGCTCAGAAATCAGTGAATGATTACCTAAACAAAATTCTAGGTACAACAGATCATGACTATATCATCTATATTGATACTGACTCAATCTATGTTGACTTTGGTCCTCTGATTACAGAAGTATTTGGTACGACTGATATTGATAAAGATAAAGGTGAAGAGTTCCTCGACAGAGTTTGCTCAACTAAAATTGAACAAGTCATCGAAGATGGTTATGAAAAGCTTGCAGCCGATCTAGGTACATATCGTAACGCAATGGTAATGAAACGTGAAAAGATTACTAACCGAGCAATCTTTGTTGCCAAGAAACGATATATTCTAAATACATTGAACTCTGAAGGTGTTCATTATGACAAACCTAAAGTATCGGTTACAGGATTGGAATCAGTAAGATCCTCTACTCCTGAAATCTGTAGGTCTAAACTAAAAGAATGTTTTGAAATCATTATGAATACTGATGAAACAACAACTCAAGAATTCATTGGCGATTTCAAAGAAGAATTCAAATCTTTGGATCCTATGGCAATCGCAAAAACTTCAGGTGTTAATGAACTCAAGAAGTACACGGTCAAAGGATCTATATACAAGAAAGGTTCTCCAATGCATGTTCGTGGATCCTTGATGTATAACCACTTCATTAAAGAAAAAGGTCTTGATAAGAAGTTCCCAGCAATACAAGGCGGAGACAAAGTCAAGCTATTATATTTAAAGGTGCCTAATCCTATTCGTGAAAACGTAATATCGGTTCCTGGCCTTTTGCCAAAACAACTTGGACTACACGATTACGTTGATACTGAACTTCAGTTTGATAAAGTATTCTTGAGTCCCATACAGTCAATCCTTGATGCGGTTGGATGGTCAGCAGAGAAGGTTAATACCCTTGATGACTTTTTCAGTTAAACCTATTGACATTTAAATTAAACTGTGTTATAATATACACAATACAGGAGAAACACAATGAGTGATGTACAAATTGTAAGATTATCAACCGGCGAAGAGGTTGTAGCAAAAGTAGTTTATGATAAAGGATTCTATACCTTAACGGATGGTATTCTTTTAGTCCCAGCTGGTGAAGGTAAGATTGGAATGGTTCCTTTCGTTCCTTATGCTGAACGTAAACCAATTGTTATTGGTGAAGCACATGTTATGTTCGTAGCAGAACCAATGGATGCGTTAAAGAAGCAAGTACTTGAAGCAACTACAGGACTGATCATGCCAGAATCTGGTGGTCTAAAACTCGTATGATAGAGATATACGGAAAAGACAACTGCGCATATTGTAATATGGCAAAGCAACTTTGTGAGTCCAAAGGATTGGACTTCGTATATAGATCCTTGGACGTTGATTACAAACAAGAGGAATTTTTTGAAAAGTTTCCAACTGCAAGAACCTTTCCACAGATTACAATGGATGGTAAAGCAATCGGTGGATTTAATGAATTGAGAGAATTATTATGAGTAAAGATTGGGTAAAAGATATTGTTGATATGCAATCAAAATATAAAACACACAACTGGGTAGCAAACGCAGATGTGGAAAAGTTGAAAGCGTTTTTGGAATTTAGAGTTAACTTCCTACAAGAAGAACTTAATGAAACAAGAACGGCGCAAAAAGATATCGACTCCGAAGAAATCGTTGATGGTTTAGTTGACCTTTGTGTAGTGGCAATCGGTACTCTTGATGCCTTCGGAGTCGATCCTTATAAAGCTTGGGACGCAGTTCTCGAAGCAAACATGGCCAAAGAACCTGGAGTAAAGGAAGGACGGCCCAACCCACTAGGATTACCTGATCTAATGAAACCTGAAGGATGGACGGCTCCATCTCACGAAGGCAATCACGGTATCCTACCAAAACTCAAAGGAGAGTAAATATGGCAATTAGAGAAATATTAGTCAACGCGCTAATTACAAAATATCAAGCACAAATCGCAGAACATACAGCAAACATCGCTGTATTTCTTGAGCACGGAGTTGGAGTAGCAGAACATCCTGGTACTGTCGAAACTATCGATGCTGAAATTGGCAGACTTGCAGAAGCAGAAGACAAGCTTGAAACAATAAAAACATTTGTAATAGCACCTCCACCAAAAGTTGTATAAGTTGTATAAATTGTTGATTTCGTTGGTAGTCCTCGTATATATAAATTTATATGTTACATTACTGTAACAAATAGGTAACAAGAAGGAAACAATGAAATTCATAGCAAAACAATACAAAATTTTACATAAATTGATGAAACAGGGCAGAATTCAGAACATTTGGAGAAAAATTCTCTAAATAACTGAAATAAACCATTGACATTCTTTATGATATAGATTATAATATATCTATAAATTAAATTAATGGACTTACATTATGCAAACAGAAATGTTTAACGAAGACTTGTCGATAGATGGGTCTTTATTAAAAGAACATCTAAATAAGATGATATTCATCGGCACGTTAAAAATAAACGGAGAGCAGCTTGAGTATCAAAAATCACCAAACATTCAACGCAAAGAACTAAATGAAGATTTAGTATATTATATGGTGTGTAAAGGTCAATTAATGAAAATTGGCATAGCAGGCGGTATGATGGGTTGGAATGGTCGTGTAGGAATGTACCGAAAAGGTATTCTTAATGGCAAAGGTGATGGAACAAATCACAGAATCTTTCGTATTATGAAAGAACGCAAATTAACCAAAGAACTTATTTACGTATTTGGAATCTATACACCTCCACAGGTTGTTGATGTAATATGTCCTATGAATGGAACAGTTGTGCAGCAAGAAGTTCAAATACATCGTAATATAGAAAGGTCTTTAACTGCAGAGTTTTTATCAGAAGGTTATGAGTTACCTTTCAGTAAGCAATTAAATTAACTATTGACATTGTACACAAAATAATTTATAATAGTACTATACATTATGGAGATTGCCTATGAGCAAACAGACAAACCCAGTTTCGGTTGATGTACTACAAGAGTGCGTTGACCTTCAATTGAAAAAGTCGAGAGATTATCAAAATCCAAACTCGACAGTTCAACAAGCTGACTACTATCCTAACGGAATTACAACCATTCATGATATTATGCATGCAAAAATGCTACGTATGAAATCTGTAATGGAAGCAATGCAGTCAGATGATTATGATCCTAACTTCGAGTCCCTTGAAGATTCAGCAAAAGATTTAATTAACTATTCAAGTTTCTTTGTCTCTTACTGTCGTCAAGGTATTAAAGGTCAAGATCCAACTAAAGATGTATTTAACAGGAGTACTAAATAATGAGCAATGTGATATTACCGTCAAGTGACGAAGACAAAAAACGAATCCGTGGTTGCATGGAAGAAATGAGTAATTCATTTACAAGAATGGAATCAGAACGTGATTTTCAAAAAGAAGCTATCAATGCTTTGGCTGAAGAAGTTCAGATCCCAAAATCAATCCTAAGGAAAACCGCAAGAGCTTTCCATAATCAAAATGTTTCAGACCTAGTTGCTGAAGTATCTGATATTGAAGCGTTAATGGAAACCATCTAATGAAACAAGTCCAAGACATTCGTAATATCATTATGAACAAGTATCTTCTTGAAGATTTTACTGTTGATCGTACTGGTGCAAAAACTATCGAAGTCTTTGGTGAATCGT